AACATTGCGTCGGACCAGCTGTCAAAGGCATCGGAGACGCTGAACGAAGAGCGCCGGCGCGAGGCTGGGCTCATGGCGTGGGAATGGGTGTCGAGCCACAAAACACACTACCGGCCTGAGCATGCGGCACGAGATGGCAAGCGGTACAGCGATGATCCGGCGGATAAGGCACCGCCTCCTAACGACAGGCCTGCCACTCTACCCTTCTGCGGTTGCACTTCCCGCGCCGTGCTGTCGCTGGATGGTGAGTTCTAAGGTTCATCGCGAGAAGGCCGCGTGCTACTGCGAGGAATGACCCCCCTTGAACGCGCTATCATCGCCATTGCGGTTGAACTCCGCCGCCAGGAGCCCACAGACGGGCAATTCTACTACGTGGATGCGAGCAATCCGGCTGCGACCGTGATCGACGGTACCGTCGATTTGGAGGCCATCGCGCAGGCGGTTATTGATGCGCTCGGCTCCACGTAATGTCAGTGGGACGGGCAAGCCCGCCCCACCTTTCACCAGAAGTGCGTCACAACATAGGCAACAGGCCAGAGGCACGAAGCCAAGTTGATCGTCACGGTAACGGTTACGCTTTTCCGAAATTTCATCACTGAAACTCCGGGGCGTGGCGCCACAACCCCAAGGAGTTGTGCCATAACGTCCCAGTGCAACCAGTTTAGGAGCGGTCGCGGGCGCTCTCCTCGCCATCATCGGCCTAGGTTCCGATTCTGACGAAGCAATGTTGACCCCGAACTGTCACGCTTGGCGGCAGCGATAAGCCGATATGGCTCGGCTCAGCCCCCGGTTGTCCAACTGGTTTGCCCGCATCCGCGGGGCCAGAAGGGTCCGAAACGCCCTTTCTGAAAGCTCGGCATTGCCAGCACCTCGCTGGGTCGCCGGGGTGTCAAATTCCGGGTCCTTGAGGCGCAAGGTGTTGGTGCCAAAAATGTCGACCAGAGTCCATTGCGATGTAACTGACGGCGGTAACGACCTCTAGCCGCAGCCCATATCGCTGCGGTCGATGCAATTCGTCGATCGCCTCACCCTAGATGCACCGCGCCGCACCCGCGACGGCTTTCTCGCCGTCCGCGCCAAGGCCGCGCGTGTCGGTGTGTATGACTACCTCGGCTCCGAGATTGATCCGGAGAACAAGAACGGTCTGCGCGACAAGGGCATGGTCAAGGTCCTGCGCGACGAGGCCACGGTCTTCGACAAGGCTTCTGCGCAAAGCTTCATCGGCAAGCCGGTTACCGACGATCACCCGACCGAGGCGGTGACGGCCGACAACTGGCGGCAGCACGCTCGCGGCTCCATCATGGGCGCGATCCGAGACGGCGATTACCTCGCCTTCGATCTGCTCCTCACCGATGCCGAGGCGATCCAGAAGGTCGATTCCGGCAAGCGTGAACTGAGCAATGGCTACGCCGCTGCAATCGAGTTCGGCGACTTCACCGCGCCCGACGGCACAAAGTGCGTTGCGCGCCAGACTTCCATCCAGGGCAATCACGTCGCGCTGGTGGATCGGGGTCGAGCTGGCCCCGAATGCCGCATCAAGGACGCGTTTGCGCCCTGCGATGCAATTCCCGCCGCGCCTGCGGCTTTGTTCAAGGACACCATCATGAAGAAGATCGTTCTCGACGGTCTGCAGGTCGATCTCGCGGATGCGGATGCAGTCGCCGCCGCGATCTCGAAGCTGCAGGACAACATTGCGCGCCTCACCACCGACAAGGCCGGTGCCGAAACGCAGATCGCCACGCTGACGACCGACAAGGCCTCGCTCGAAGCCAAGGTTGTCACGCTGGAAAAGCAGCTGGCCGATGCCAAGCTGACCCCTGCCCAGCTGCGCGACGCTGCCCGCTCGTTCCAGATCGTGGCCGACAAGGCCAAGGCGCTTGGCGTTGCCGTCACGGACGCAATGGACGAGCCTGCAATCATGCGCGCCGCTGTCACCGCAAAGCTCGGCGATACCGCCAAGGACTGGACCGACGCTCAGTTCGCTGCCTCGTTCGCCGCTCTGACGGCCGACATGAAGGTCTCGGACGCTGCCCCACAGGTCCACAACCTTGCCCCGGCTCAGTTCAAGGACGCCGCCGCTCGTGAGTACGATGCGCTCGCAAAGGCCAACGATCACAACGCCTGGCGAAAGCAGGCCTGAGGGAGACTGAAACATGCCGTATCAGACCAGCTACAGCCAGTTCCAGCCTGCCGGCTACCCCGGCATGCAGGCCGACATGTCCGAATGGGACGCGTCGACCAAGACCGCCAGCGCGACCATCGCGTTCGGTGCACCCGTTCAGCGCAACGGCAACGGCGGCTGCGACCCACTCACGACCGGCGAATACATCGGCATGGCCAAGGCTATGCATAAGGTGTCGGGCTCCGTGGCCGATAGCTACGAGCAGTACGACAACGTCGCTGTCGTCAACGAGGGCTGCTGGTTCGTGACCGCCGGCAAGGCAATCGCTGCCGGTGCTGCCGTCAACTTCGATTCCGCAACCGGTCGCTGGACCGACGCTGCTGTGACCGGCACCGTCCGTTCAACCCCGGGCGCGGAAGCTGAAACCGCTGCCGGTGCAAACGGTGCGCTCTTCATCGTGCGGCTGCGCCGCGTTCCGTCTTAAGGGGGACCTGAACTATGTATAACCAGTCTTTCGGGTTCGGCCACAACGGCGGTCCGGTCATGAACTTCGCCGACGCCCAGCAGGCGGCCTACAACTTCGTTGTGGGTCAGGCGTACACCATCAACACCACGGTCTATGAGAACAAGTTCCCGGATCTCGACTTCGGCCGCTTGGTCTACGTCGATTCATCGGCGCCGGAATGGACCCCGGGCATCATCACCTTCATGTCGAGCACCGTCGGTGTTGCGCGCTGGTACAGCAGCGGCGCGAAGGACATGTCGAAGGCTGACGTGACCATGGACAAGGGTCAGGTCAACGTCCACATGGCTGGCGTTGGCTATGGCTACGACCTCGAAGAGGTTGGTCAGGCTCAGCTTCTCGGCATGAACCTGCCGAACAGCAAGGGTCTGGCTGCTCGCCGTGCCTACACCGAGTTCATGTGGAATGTCACCCTGACCGGCGACAGCACCAAGGGTCTCCTTGGTCTCGCCAATCAGGGCGGTGTCACGACCGGCACTGCGCCAGCTGATGGTACCGGTTCGGTCACGACCTGGTTCGATGCTGGCGGCAACCTGACCAAGACCCCAGCTCAGATCGTTCGTGACCTCAACGCTGCACTGACGGGCGTGTTCACGGGCTCGCAGACTGTCGAAATGGCCGATACGGTGCTTCTGCCGTACACGACCATCTCGTTCCTTGGCGCCACGCCGATGTCGTCGACGAACAGCGAAACGATCCTGTCGTTCCTGCTGCGCACCAACATCTACACGCAGATGACGGGCCAGCAGCTGACTATCCGTGGCGTTCTCGGCCTCGACACCGCAGGCTCCGGCAACACCAAGCGCATGGTCGTCTATGCCAACCGTGAGGACGTGGCCAAGCTGCATCTCCCGATGCCGCACCGCTTCCTTCCCGTCTACCAGGACGGCCCGACCAGCTTCGAAATCCCCGGTATCTTCCGTACCGGTGGCGTCGAAGTCCTGCGTACTGGCGCCTTCCGCTATCTCGACGGGATCTAAGCGATGGCTCAGGTCACCATCAAGAACGTCACTGGCGGTCCCAAGATCGTCAACGCGTTCGCTCCGTTCATCCTGCAGGCAGGCGAGACCTCGGCGGAACCCGTCGAGATCTCCGATGCTGAACTGGCCGTCATTGCAAATGGCGACTGGTTCGAGGTTGACGGTGCCGAACCCGACGAAACCGACCTCACCAAGATGACCGTCGACGAGCTCAAGGCCTTTGCCGAAGCCAACGACATCGATCTCGGTGACGCCACGAAGAAGGCTGATATCCTGTCGGCCATTGAACTGGCGGTCGAAGACAAGTAGCCTCTCCTCGAGAGTGTGGGTTCAGGGGCTGGCAGCGATGCTGGCCCCTTTTCGTTGGGCTGACGGCGGTAAAGGATCGCCCCTCCGCGCGCGATGTAGCCTCATGGCCTACATCAGCCCAACCAGCGCCACCCTCAAGGCCCGCTATCCTGCCTTCGCCACCGTTGCCGACGCGACGGTCGATTATTGGCTGACGGAAGTCGCCGAGGACTGCGCCAACTGGTCCGATGGCGTCAGGGCGCGCGGTGAAATGGCTCTGGCTGCCCACAAGATGGCAGAACTTGGCATCGTCACCGGAACGATCCCGTCTGGAGTGACGTCATTCAAGTCCGGCACCTTCTCGGCAACGGTCTCGGACAAACAAGCCAGCGCCACTGGCTATGACGCCACCGTGTACGGCCGCGAGTTCAAGCAGCTTGCACGCTCACTGTTTGGCGGCCCGCGTCTGGCTTGGTCGCCGCCAGCATGTTGAACACGATCTTCGCCAACCTCGCGACAGGCTTCGCAGCGCAGTTCGGCGCACCGTTTCAGGACGTTTTCGCGCGCTGGCCGGGGACTGCGGTCTATGACGATGGCGGCTCGATCGTCACGCCTGGCACGCCCGTCGATAAGCCCTGCAAAGCCCAGTTCGATGCACCGACCGAGGTCATGCGCAGTGATCCCGGCTTTCTCGAAAAGGACGTGCGCATCATCGTTCTTTCAGGAACGCTGGACGGCACGCTGAACAGCGAGGCCAAGGTCATTGTCAGCGATGGTGAGCATGCCGGCACATGGTCGCTGGAATCCGTCCTTGGCGATAGCGCTGGCATCGGGTGGGATTGCCGCGCCCGCAAGGTGTCGTGATGGCGATGAAGGGGAAGGACAAGCACCTCAATCGCTTGAGGCGTCTGAGCGGACCGGACGTCATCAAGCTGGCTGGCCGCGTTGTGTTCGTCGGGGCTGACATGGTGCGCGCAGAAGCGTTCCGGGGTGTGAGCGCGGGTTCGGTGTCGGGCAACAACCATGTGCCGAGTTCGCCCGGCGAGTTCCCTAATCGCGATTCCGGCGGCCTGCAAAATGGCTTCAAGACCGAGCAGACCGGCCCGACTAGCGCCGAATTCCGATCCGAAACGGAGTACAGCACTGCGCTCGAGTTCGGCACTTCGAAGATGAAAGCCAGACCGCACGTCCGGCCCGCAAGAGACGCAGCCGAGCCGAAGATCCAGCGGCTATTCGCCGATGGAATGAACAAGCTTGTGAGGAGCAGCGGAAAATGAAGACCATTAAGCTAGCAGCGCCTTGGACCTACCGCACAGCGGAAGTGACCATCGAATACCCCACCGGTGAGCACGAGGTAACGGACAGGATCGCAGCGGCAGCACCCAAGGAGAAGCGCGATGGCGGTAGGACTGCAAAGGCTGGTACGCCGCGCGCTGCTGACGCGGGCGAAGAATGACGCCGCGCTGACGGCGCTGATACCGGCTGCATCGATCAACCCCACTGGTACGCCCGATTGGCCGTTCATTGTGTTGCGCAGTCCTGTGACGCAGCGCTTGAAGGCTGCCTGTCTCAATGGCGGGCAAGGCTCGTGGGACGTCCACGCGTTTGCTGGCCCGCGCTTGTCTGGCGGGGCTGTGGTCGAGACCGCAGAGGATCATGCCGGAGTTATCGGAGCCGCGATTGAAGCTGCGTTTGCGGACAACTGGTTAAGTTTAGAAGGCGGCGGCAAGGTCCGGATACGGCTAAACGATATCCGATTGTTACAGGACGGCGATCCAGACCATTATCACTGGTTTGCTCAAGTGAATTGGCGAGCGTTGGCATCGTAAGCAGTGCGTGATAAACTGCGAAGATGCTTATATTTATCCTCGCGCTGGCCGCGCAAGCGACGACTGGTATTAACAAGACCGTCGAGGTCGACTCCTCTGGCTATCGCGTGAAGGTGAAGAGCGGTGGTGAGGTCGTCATTTTCAACAAGCAACCGTTTAGGGGGCGGACTGTTGTGGAACGAGACCGTATGCGCCGAGCGGTGACGCTAGCAACATCATGCCGTCTCGCTGATGACTACTGGCGCGACAACAGGCTGGTTGGGGTCTTGGACTGCTCGGAAAAGCAGGCAGGTCAGTAAGAATGGACTACCTTTCCAAGAACCAGCTCGGCTCGCTGATGGCGGTCCTGATCGCGCAGTTGCAACGAAATGGCACATTGCGGCCAGATGACTTCGACCTGATGAAGCGTCGCCTTATCGAAGGCGGGGACGAGGACGTGGCCGCAGCGATCGAAAGCGTGCTGCTCAGCGACATGATCGACGATCCAGCACGCCGCCGCGCCACCATCCACGCGCTTGACGGCGGTAACACGGGCACCTGACACGCCTTACCCCTCGCACAAATCTGCGAGGAGCCCGCAATGTCGTATCCAACTGAAGCCGATTTTGCCCTGATCAAGATGGGCGACGGCGCAGCTACCGAAGTTTTCACGATCATCTGCGGCGTGAAGG